CACAATCATTAGTTAGAATTCTCCGTTATATGTTATATAATAGCACATTTTTATCATAATAAATAGTCTATATGACAAGGAAATCTGCTCAAAATGGCTCGTAAGACTTACCCCAACACGCCGGAAGAAGAAGCCGCTAGTATAAATGCAAAGAGTGGTGATCCCACTGGAATCACCGCTGCACAAGTGTCCAACAATCGCGCACTTAATGAAAAATTAACAGCAGCATTTGGATTCGGCGGCGACAAAGCACCATCTTCGGGACCCGGCAGTAATCCTATAGCTCCCTTTTCACTACTGGTAGAAGGCATTTCAGAAAAGATAAGCCAATCTACCAATGAAGGACAAGCAGCACTGCAAGACGCTTCTTCTGCACTGGACAAACTCAAACTCGACGACAAGATGTCTGAGCTAGCTGGCGGATTCAAATCAGGACTGAACCAGTTAGCAGGCGACATAAAAGACTTTGGCGCCAGTGCTATGGGAGGCAACAATACCATACAAAGTGCTGTGGGAGGCGCGGTCGATAAATTAAGATCAGTGGCAGGTTCGACGAGTAACATAGGAGCAGATATCTCCGGGGTAATTAACAAACTCACTGGCGGCAATCTTGCAGGCGGATTAATGAAAGCTGCCGGTGAGATTAGTGGAGCAGCAGGCATGCTCAACAATATACTTAGTCTCAAGCGAGGTATCAATATACCCAAAGGGGCAGAAGTGTTTGCACCACAGGGACAGGCTATACAGTTAAAAGCAGGATCCAAAGATGATTGGCGTGTGCGTATAAATTGTGAATGGAATACTTTTAATAGTCCACTGTTTGGAGTCCTTAAACAAACTGGCGGTGTGGTATGGCCATACATGCCCAACATCACAGTTAGTACCAAGGCAGAATACAACACCATACCTATCACTCATGCCAACTATTCTCAATACAGTTATAAAAACAGTGTGGTTGATGATATATCGATCAGCGGTGAGTTCAGCTGCGAAACTGCCACAGACGGTGCCTATTGGATAGCAGCAACTACATTTTTTAAGACAGCTACTAAGATGTTCTTTGGGCAAGGTGACCTTGCAGGCAATCCTCCTATAATCTGTAATCTCACAGGTTACGGCAGTCATGTGTTTGACAAGGTTCCTGTGATTATAAAATCATTCTCAGTGGATTTCAAAGACGATGTAAACTACATCAAATGTGATCCTTTCAACAACGGCAAGTACACTTGGGTACCAGTATTAAGCACTATCACAGTCAGTGTGGCACCTGTATACAGCAGACAGGGATTGAGAAAATTCAGCTTGCAAGACTATGCTAGAGGCAAAATGTCTGGTGAAGGACAGGTGGGATATATCTAATGGCCAAATACGCAAAAACTAGTCCCTGGTCCGATACTAGGCAGAATAATTTTTATCTCAATCTCTTAGAGATCAGACCAGTGCCAGCTGAAGCAGATGATTTTCGATACGTGATTGAAAATCAATATAGGCATCGCCCAGACCTGTTGGCATACGATGTCTACGGTAACGCCAAACTGTGGTGGGTGTTTGTTCAACGAAACATGAGTGTGATCAAAGATCCTATATATGATTTTGAACCAGGAACTGTGATATACCTGCCAAAAAAAACAAACCTTTCAAAGTTTCTAGGAGTATAAATGGTCGCTAGATTTTTGGCCAACGCCGTAGAACAGTTTAAACCAGACGGCACCCGTGCTATAACAGAATTTTCCAACAGCACCCTTGCCATAGGAAATGCTGTGAGAACAACTCTTGAAGCACCAGCACGAGCTTCCGACATGTTGGAAAATGGTAAATCTAATCAGGAAACAAAAACAAACACCACAGCTGCATCAGCCAAGAAAAATCTACCTGCATTAGTTCGCAATCCAATGGAAGTGTTTGCCAGTAATAATGTGTTATGGACATTGGCATGTTTGACTCCACAACAGTTCAACGATCCTAAAACTTATAGAGATAATCCATCGGCATTGAAAAACATAGTGTTTTCATCTGCCGGGAGATTTGATGAAGACAGAGTAACTACATTTTTTGGCAGTCCAGAATACTATATCAACAACTTTGTAATGCAGACAGTGATAGGAGCCAATGAAGCCACAGGCAACAGCAATGCTGTTAAATTTTCATTTGATATAATTGAACCTCATTCTATGGGATTGTTGTTACAGAGCATGCAGAATGCCGCAGTAAAAGCAGGATATCTCAGTTACCTAGACAACGCACCATTTGTATTACGCATGGACATTCAGGGATTTAATGAACTAGGACAAAATTTGTCTCAGATAAAACCCAAGTATTTTGTAATGAAACTGTCGTCTACTAAGTTTACAGTCAATGAAGGCGGTAGTGTATATAAAGTAGAAGCAATTCCATATAATCATCAAGGATTTTCTGATGCTATCAACACCACTTACAGTGATGTAAAAATATTTGCCAGCGGCAAAGGTCATGTATTTGATTTGTTGTCGGGCAGCGAGGGCAGTCTTGTAGCATATCTCAACAAGAATGAAGACAAATTAAAGGCCGAAGGAAAGATCACCGAAAAAGATGAATATGTCATCCAGTTTCCTATACTTTCCAGTGACTGGCAAAGTTCAGCAGGCAATCAATCAGAAGTTAAAAAGGCAACGGTAAATCCATCTGAAGGAGCCTCTACCAAGTCAGCAGTGCAAAGCTCTATGATTAAAACAGATCCTCAGCTACTGGATCAGAACAACATAGCCTCTGCAAGTTTGGGATTTGATCAAAGTTCTGGCGGTCGTGCAGTTTTCAAGCGAGCTGGTGATCAATACGATGAAAAAACAGGTGTGTTAAAAAGAGAAGGCATGACCATAGATCCAAAAACTCGAGCCTTTCAATTTGGACAGAGTCAGTCATTGACAGCAATTATTAATCAAGTGATCCTCAGTTCGGAATATGCCACCGAAGCCTTAGAACCTAAATTTCTAACACCGCAGGGATTTATCAAGTGGTTTAAACTAGATGTGCAAATAGAGCTGTTGAAATTTGATGTTATCACAGGCGATTATGCAAAAAAGATCACTTACAGGGTAGTGCCATATCTAGTGCATCAAAGCATATTTGCCAACGCCACATCCGCACCAGTGGGTTATGCGGAACTAATGAAAGATGTAGTCAAAGAATACCAATACATCTACACCGGACAAAATGTAGATATTCTTAGTTTCAGTATTGACATCAATAATTTATTCTATGCAGGAGCAAATCCTAAACCAGAAGCCGATGCCGCTAAAACTTCCACACAAGATCAAAACGCAGCTGAAACAAAGAATTCTTCTACTAAAACAGGCAAAGGACAGGCCGCGGAAGTGCAGTCTGCACAAACCGGTAGAGCTAGACCAAAACGTGATCCTAGACTATTGAAAGGATTCAAAGGCGGTTCTGAATACAAAACTGTTGAACAAAACGTTGCAGAGAATTTTCAAGAAGCGTTTATCAGTGGCAGCAGTGCTGACATGGTCACGGTAAATCTTGAAATACTTGGTGATCCTTATTGGTTGATAGATTCGGGAATGAGTAACTATTTTGTAGGAGCCGCTTCGCCCACAGCACAGATAACAGACGATGGCACTATGAACTATGAAAGCGGCAACGTCTATATCTATATGACATTCAGAACTCCAGCTGATGTGAACACATTAACCGGACTATATGATTTTTCAATAGCAGGAAAGGAAAGCCCTTTTGGCGGTATATATAGAGTTGTCAGCTGCGAAAATCAATTCAATGATGGAAATTGGAAACAGAAATTGAAATGTATTAGAATGCCAGGCCCACAAGGACCGGAAGTCAACGAAACTATTACCGGAGACAAAGCATCAGTGGTAGACAAAGCAGATGTGCCAGCGGTAGAAATAGGCGACAAAGAACCGCCAAAAACATCATTGGTTGACAGCAGTGCTTCTAGCTCTACAGTGGGAGCTGACACTGCATCCTCTAGCACAGGCGCTCAACCAACCACTACATCTAATCAACCCCAACGAAGAGTGGGTTTTAGATATTATCGAGATCTAGGACAAAACTAATGGCAGAATTATCAAGACCGTCAGTCGATGATGAAGGCAGAAGCGGTGGGTTAACCACAGGCATATACATAGCCCGTGTTATCAGTCACCTCGATCCTTCATTCATGGGATCAATCGAAGTTACCTTATTGAAAGATCAATCAAATACATCAGGCGATGACAGTCAGACTTTTATCGTAAAATATGCATCACCATTTTTTGGTTATACCCCATTTGAGTTTATGGGAAACAATGATGGGTCAAAGTCAACTATTGACGGGTTCAGCGACACACAAAAATCATACGGCATGTGGTTTGTACCACCGGATGTAGGAGTTAATGTGTTGGTGTTGTTTGTTAACGGTGATCCTGCTGCGGGATATTGGTTCGCCTGTGTGCCAGGTATCAACATCAATCATATGGTACCAGCCATAGCTGGCAGCACTGTAAACAGTTTAGATGCTGAAGATAAAAAAAGATATGGTAATACTACCTTGCCCTTGCCTGTGGCTGAAATCAACAAACGTATCAATGGTGACACCCAGGAAATTGATCCAGAAAAATATCCCAGAGTAGTTCATCCCATAGCGGATAGGTTTCTCGAACAAGGGTTGTTAGAAGATGATGTCAGGGGATTCAATACAAGTTCTCCGAGGCGGGAAGCTCCTAGCATGGTGTTTGGTATATCTACTCCAGGTCCGCTTGATCGCAGAGTTAGTGCTAAAAAACAACAGATAGGCAAGTCAGACAGTCAGGCTACTGTGCCGGTGAGTAGGCTAGGTGGCACCCAGTTAGTAATGGATGACGGCAATGACAGATTTCACAGAGAAAAATCTGCGGCAGAAGGCCCAGTGAAATATATCGATTTACTAGACCCTGCTAATCAGAAAAAAGGTGATACAGGATCTGCAACTATCCCAGCCAGCGAATACTTTAGAGTAAGAACAAGAACTGGACATCAGATCCTGATGCACAATTCAGAAGATCTAATCTACATTGCCAATGCCCGCGGCACAGCATGGATTGAACTTACCAGTAATGGCAAGATAGACATCTATGCTGAAGACAGCATCAGTGTACATACTCAACAAGATCTCAACATACGTGCTGCTCGAGATATAAATTTAGAAGCAGGCAGAAACATCAACATGAGAACTGAATCAGGTAAGTGGCATGTGGAAATAGCCACAGACATGGAATTTTTAATCAACAATGATTCTAAACTCACAGTGGGTGCTAATCTTGATATATTAGTCGGAGCCAAGACTAAAATATCTACAAATAATGATTTGGATATTGCTTCTGGAGCAGAAACCAAAATCAGTTCTACATCCGATATCAATATAGGTAGTGGTGCAGAAGTCAAAGTCAACGGTACCAAAATATTTTTAAACGGTCCCACAGACGCAGAAACCGCGGAGGCTGCTGATTTTGTAAGACCTTACGATCTCAGAGACAATCTAGCTACCAACACATCAGCAGGATGGGACAAGCGATATCAAGCCGGCATTGTAAAAAGCTTCATGAAACGCATACCTATGCATGAGCCTTGGGCCTTGCATGAGCACAGAGCACCAGACCAATTGACTCCAGACAAAACTGATAGGGATACCTAAAACATGGCCACAAGACTATACAATCAACAGACAGCAGCACAGCGTTCTGCCACAGTGACGCAGAATCAAGGACAATTCACCTACAAGGGATTCAGTTCCAACGAGGCCAATAAGAACTTTAAACTCTATGACATCAATCTTGTTAAACAGGATTTAATCAATCATTTTTATTTCCTCTAGGGAGAAAAGTTAGAAAACCCAGAGTTTGGCACAGTGATCTGGGACATGCTATTCGAACCGTTTACACCTGATGTCAAAGAAATCATAGCCAAGGACGTAGAAGCTATCATCAACTACGATCCAAGATTTGCAGTTACTGAAATCAACATAGACAGCACAGATCAAGGCATGCGTATTCAAGCAGATTTGGTATATATTCCTTTTAATATTAATGAACGTATGACCTTGAACTTTGACAAAAACAACAGTGTGATTAACTAAGCAGTTTATTTTTAAGGGTAAATATTGGTATGACCACAACCAGCAGACAAAACAATCTCATACTAAATCAAGATTGGACCAGGATCTATCAGACGTTTAAAAACGCTGATTTCCGCAGCTACGACTTTGAAAATCTGCGTAGAGTTATTATTACATACCTACGTGAAAACTACCCAGAAGATTTCAACGACTATATAGAATCATCAGAATACATGGCATTGATAGATGCCGTAGCGTTCTTGGGCCAAAGCCTAGCATTCCGCATAGATCTTGCCAGTCGTGAGAATTTTATTGAACTAGCAGAAACCAAAGAAAGCGTTCTGCGTATTGCTCGCATGCTCAGTTACAATGCCAAACGCACAGCAGCCGCCAGCGGACTTTTAAAATTTGTCTCAGTATCTACCACTGACGCTATCATCGACAGCAATGGCAAGAATCTTGCCCAACAATTGATAACCTGGAACGACCCTACCAATACTAACTGGTTAGAACAATTTCTCACTGTGTTGAACAGTGCCATGGCCGACAACACAGAATTTGGTCGCAGCCAAGGTTCTGCTACCATCCAAGGAATTCCCACAGAACAATACAGATTTCGCACTGTAGGCACAGATGTACCTTTGTTTTCGTTTACCAAGACTGTAGCTAGTAGAAGTGTAAATTTTGAAATAGTCAGCACATCTTTCAAGAACAGTGAAAATATCTATGAAGAGCCTCCAGTTCCGGGTAACCAATTGGGATTTATATATAAAAATGATGGATCTGGACCGGGCAGTGCTAACACAGGATTTTTTATACAATTCAAGCAAGGTAGCTTGGAACTAGCAGATTTTTCTATAGATGTACCAACTACCAACGAAAAAATTGCAGTAGACGCAGGTAATATCAATAATGACGATGTGTGGTTATTTTCTCTTAATTCGCAAGGTGCCCAACTGGAAGAATGGACCAAAGTATCATCGTTAGTAGGTAATAATATTGCATATAACAGTGTAACACAAGACATACGCAACATATATGCTATCAACACCAAAGAAAATGACAACATAGATCTCGTATTTGCAGACGGCGTTTACGGAAATCTACCGCAAGGAGCATTTAGGGTATTTTATAGAACCAGCAATGGTCTATCCTATACCATATATCCCAACGAATTAAGAGGTATTAACATTTCTGTATTATACAGAAACAAAAATAATGTTGAGCATACACTTACTATAGGGTTGGCTTTACAGAGCACTGTAGCAAACTCAGCAGCATCGGAAGACATAGACACCATCCGAGCAAATGCGCCAGCAGTGTATTACACTCAGAATAGAATGATCACTGCAGAAGATTATAATCTTGCTCCTTTGTTAGGATCGCAAAACATTGTAAAAATAAAATCAGTCAACAGAACCAGCAGCGGCATCAGCAGAAATTTTGACATCATTGATGCCACGGGAAAATACAGCAGTATAAACGTATTTGGTGATGACGGATATCTTTATAAACAAGAAGACGAATCGGTATTGTCATTTAAATTTACCAGTAGAATAGACATCATTAACTTTCTTAGACGCAGCATAGAGCCAGTTTTTACTGACGCAGAAATTTACAATTTTTATTTTACCAAGTTTGATAAAATACTTTTCACAGATACCAACACAGTGTGGCAGTCTATTTCTACAGCGACCAGCACAGGCTATTTTAAAAATGTGGTAGATAACTCACAATTGTTGGTAGGTGCATATTCAACTAGTAACCTAAAATATGTGTTGACTAACGCGGCTGTGAAATTTACAGCCCCTGCGGGCAGTAGATTTAAAAAAGGAAAAATTGTTCTAGCTGATGCCAATGACGCAGATCAAACAGAGTATATCTGGGCGAAAATTATCAAAGTTTCCGGAGATGGCCGCTATGTCAAAGGTCTTGGTCCTATATTGTTGAATATTGTGGTGCCAACAGGTGCAATTGCTACACGAATCCTGCCAAGATTTATCAATGACTTACCTACGGCATTAGAAACAGAAATAGTTAATCAAGTTTTTGAAAATCAAAATTTTGGATTGCGTTATGAATCTTCTGAATCGCAGTGGAAACTAGTGACCAGTAACAATTTAAATCTTGTAGATGATTTTATTCTTGGCAAGGCAGGAGATACTACAAATACAAATATAGATAGTTCTTGGATAGTGGCATTTGTCAAACAGCCTGACAGTTACACAGTGAGAATTAGAAAACTCTGTTATATTTTTGGTAGTGTTAATCAGAATAGATTTTACTTTGACTCAAATGAAAAACGTTATAATGATCAATTGGGGTTAGTAGTAAAAGATCAAATCAAGGTTCTAGGGGTCAATACCAGAAAAGATTTTGTCACGCAACTGATTCAAGATTTTCCTTTTGAAATCAGCGATACAATAAAATTCAGCGACGGCTACGAAAGCACCAGTGAAATCAAACTAAGTTTTAGAGACTCTGACGATGACGGAGTTATAGATAATCCTGAAGCATTTGAAAATATAGTAGGCGTTGATACAGATTTAAATTTTTTATTTTTTCAAGCTACTAACGATATCTACGGTACTAGAATCAGCACTCTAATTGATAACTCTACAGATCTTATATTAATTAGAGATAAACAAGACAACATAGATTTTACAGATGTTGTATCATATCCTGATCAACAATTGATTTATTTTTATGATATTGGTGAAAATGTAATTAAACGAGTAAATCGAACAACTAATACCCTGGACATCGCCAGCGAATATTCTGCAGTATTGGGTAGGAGAAATCTCAAGTTTCAATATATACACAACGCTAGTGTAGATAGAAGAATAGATCCTTCCTCTAGCAACATCATTGATATCTATCTGTTAATTAGAAGTTATGATGAAAGTTATAGAATATATCTTGCAGGCGGTACATCCGCCCAACCAGTAGCACCTACCAGTGAAGCGTTGAGAACCACATTTGGATCTGCGCTATCATCAATAAAAAGCATCAGTGATGACATAATATATCATCCTGTAAAATACAAAGTGCTGTTTGGCGCCAAGGCTGATCCTGCGTTTCAGGCCGTGTTCAAGATTGTAAAAAATCAAAATCTATCTATCAACGATAACGATCTCAAGGTAAGAATTATTTCAGCTATCAACGATTTTTTTGATATCAACAATTGGGATTTTGGAGACAGATTCTATATGGGTGAACTTACTACGTATATTTTAAATACTGTAGCTCCGGACCTAGCAAATATTGTGATCATTCCAAGACAAACAAGTCAGGCATTTGGTAGTCTTTTTGAAATACAAAGCAATCCTGATGAAATTTTAATTAGCGCAGCCACAGTTGATGATATAGAAATTGTATCTGCGATCACTGCTGCTGAAATAGGTACAAGAACAAACACAAGTGTGCAATCTGAAAATGAACAAGTTACAACATACCAGACTAGTAGCGGAGGATACGTTTAATGGCTGATAATACATTCCCTAAAAGCGGATTACCTATACGCAGATCAGTCGAACTACTACCTACAATTTTTCAAACTCCTACCAACGATAAATTTTTATCTGCAGTAGTTGATCCGTTGATTCAGCCTGGCGTGTTGGATAAAGTAGTAGGTTATGTGGGTCGTAGATATGACAAAACCTACAATGGCAATGATGTGTATGTTGATACAGATGCTACTTTGAGAAGCAGCTATCAGCTCGAACCCGGAGTCATATTTAGAGATCAGGATAAAATAGAAAACTTCTATGACTACATAGATGTTAAAAATCAACTGAAATTTTTTGGAAACTCTATCGAACGCGATGACAAGCTGGCTGATCAAACACACTACACATGGAATCCTCCCATAGATTGGGACAAGTTTATAAACTATCGTGAATACTATTGGGAACCATTGGGCCCCCGCAGCATTAATATTACTGGTCAATCTGCGGACATAGTCAGCACATATAAAGTTGTGTTAGGCACAACAAAAAATTCCTTTGTGTTTAGTCCTGACAGTTACACAAATAATCCTACGCTAACTTTATTCCGCGGTCAAACATATAAATTTAAAATCAATGCTCCTGACGAAGGCTTTAACTTACGCACCAATTTTGATTCCGGCTCACTACTGTTTCGACCCAATCAACCGTATCGTGCAGGAAGTTTTGCTGTGTATGATTCAAAATTATGGAGAGCAATTCGTGATGTGTCTGTTTTAGATGCCAGTTCTATTGCCATTGATAGTCAAGATTGGCAGTTTGTTGAATCAGCTAACCAAGGCGCAGCACTTGCCTATGACAAGGGTGTTACAAACAACGGAATTGAAAACGGAACATTGACTTTTACTGTGCCGTATGATGCACCCGATGTCCTTTATTATCAAAGCAACATCACTCCCGATGCATTTGGTAGATTTATCATTGCCGACATAGAAGAAAATACAGCGATTAATGTAGAACTAGAAATACTCGGAAAAACCACATATACCAGCGGCAATGCAGTGGAGTTTTCAAATGGAATGATTGTGGAATTCAATGGCAAAGTCACCCCTTCGAAATATGCCAAGGACACGTGGTTGGTAGAAGGAGTAGGCACGGCTATTACCTTAACACGATTCAACGATCTAGTTGTGCCGGGGTTAAGCACAGACGTTCCTGAAATATTATTTGACAACGAAGGATTTGACACTCAGCCGTTTGATGATGCCACTGAATATGCTGCATTTAAAGATTATATCACTATTGCTAGAAACAGCCTAGACAATAATCCGTGGAGTCGATATAATCGCTGGTTCCATCGGTCAGTATTGGAAAAAGCCTACAAACTACGAGGGCAAGATTTTCCAGCCGCAGAAACTTCCAGAGCCAAGCGGCCCATAATCGAATTCCTGCCTAATCTACAACTAGTTAATCACGGAACCACGGCAAAAATGTCTGTGGATTACATTGATACAAATACTGCCGATGTGTTTTCAACCATTGAAGGATCAACAGGCTACAGCGTAGACGGTGAATTTTTATTCAACGGTGCAAGAATTTTAGTGATAGCAGATACTGACAGATTAGCAAACAACAAAATCTACACAGTGCAATTTATCACACATACCAATTCAAAACAGATACACTTGCAGGAAACTGAAGATACAGAATCTATACTTGGACAAGGGGTAGTTGTCACTAGAGGTAACAAAAACAAAGGATTGATGTATCACTTTGACGGTGTAAATTGGGTAGCTAGCCAGAAAAAAACCACAGTCAATCAGTCACCATTGTTTGATGTTTTTGACAGCGATGGAATAAGTTTCGGTGATACCACAACGTATTCCGACACAGAGTTTTTAGGTTCGCATCTCCTTAGCTATAAGCCCGGAAATGGTAGAATTGACAGCGAGTTAGGTTTTAGACTTAGTTATCTCAATATAGATAATATTGGAGACATCGAATTTAATTGGAATTGGGAAACACAAACATTCAGGTATAGTGTTGATAGAAAGCCTGTGACACAAAAAATTTCCACTGGTTTTTATAAACTGGGATCTGATGTGTTTGCCAACGGTTGGCAGAAATTAAACAATACATATATCCAACCAATAATTGATAATCTCATAGTAGACACTGCTACTGATACCTTGACATTTAACACAGTGAAATGGGATAGTCTCACAGCTGATCCTGAGATAAATTTTTACCTCAACGGAAACAGATATTTAGGTACCTGGACTCGAAGTCGAAACGTATTTGTATTCGATGAAACATTTGCTGCCAAAGATGCTGTGGTAATCAAGATCATTGCTGATATAGAACCTGATCAAGGATATTATGAAATGCCAATAGGCATTGAAAAGAATCCCCTTAACACAGCAATTCAATCATTCACACTAGGGCAAGCCACTAATCATATTGCCAGTGCGATAGAATGGGACAAAGAGTTTATTGGTGTTTTACCAGGAGTCAGCAATCTAAGAGATCTTCAAGATTATAGATATCATGCGTCGAGATTTTTAAAACACAGCGGCAATACACCGTTGGCAGTAATGACCTTGTGTGACAAAACTCATAACATAGTCAAAGCTATACAACACGCTGAAAAAGAATATACAATTTTTAAAAATAATTTTTTACAAAAGTCCTTAGAAATTGATTACAATGACACAGTAAATGATTTTGTAGACGACATCATCAACAGTCTTACCGCTGTAAAAACTGCACAGGACGCATTCTCAGATTCGGATATGATCGGAGCAGGAGCATTTACTGCGCTGACCACAGTGGTAGAGGACACAGGGATACGCACGTTTGCCCTGACACAGCCATTTGATCTTACAACTCCTAGTAGCAGAGCAGTGTATGTATATAAAAATGACACACAGCTATTACATGGTGTTGACTATGTGTTTGATGCGACATTTAGCTTTGTGAAATTATTAGTGACACTAGAGTTATTTGATGTCATAGAAATTAGAGAATATCTCAGCACAGCTACTAATCATATTCCTCCTACTCCAACCTCTATGGGGCTGTATAAAAAATACACTCCTTCTAAGTTTCTCGATGACACATATCAAGAGCCTAGATATGTCATACAAGGTCACGACGGTAGTATCACAGCAGCTTACGGAGATTACAGAGATGACCTACTATTAGAATTGGAATTACGTATCTACAACAATATCAAGCAGGAATATGATTCTGCGGTGTTCGACATAGATCAAATATTAGCCGGATACTACGAAGTAGGTGAATATTCTAAGGCTCAACTAGACGGTGTGATAGTCCAAGATTTTTTGAAATGGATACAAAATACCAATATCAATTATACCGTGAATGAATATTTTGACAGTGAAAACTCATTTACGTATACCTATTCAAACATGTCCGACCCCACCAAGACCAAAAATATACCTGGTTGGTGGAGAGGAGTATACCAACATTTCTATGACACAGACAGACCACATCGCTGTCCTTGGGAAATGTTGGGATTCAGCCAACAACCGGACTGGTGGGAAGCCGAATACGGTGCCGCTCCTTATACCAGCAATAACTTGATATTGTGGGAAGATCTTGAAGCCGGTATTATTCGCCAAGGCGTTCGAGCAGGTCGTTATGATAGATACAAACGACCCGGACTATCGTCGCACGTCCCTGTGGACGGCGACGGTAAGTTGCTGAGTCCGTTGGATTCGAATCTTGCAAAGGATTTTTCGTTGATTAATAATCGCGGACCTTTCGTGCTAGGAGATGTGAGTCCGGTTGAACATGCTTGGCGATCTAGTTCAGAATGGCCCTATGCAGTAATCACAGCCATGTGCGTGATGAAACCATTCGAATATATTCCTGACAATTTTGACAGATCAAAATTCTCCAAAAATAAACTAGATCAATATATAAATTCAGACACAGGATTGTTTGTGACTATTTCAGATGTTGCAAGGCATGTGTCTGAAGCTAATAACATAGGCCTAGTGAGATATCTCACTAGTTACATAAAATCACAAGGCTTGCCTGTAGATAGTCTACAGAAAAAAATAGAAAAATTAGATGTGGCCCTAAGTTTTAGAATGAGTGGATTTGTAGATCAGCAACAACAGAAATATCTACTAGACTCTAAAAATCCTTCTGCTACATCTAAAAGTATTTTCATACCTCCCGAAAACTATGATATTATATTCAATGTCAGCAGTCCAGTAACTACGATTATTTACAGCGGAGTTCGATTGGAAAAAACTGGAGGCGGTTGGATAGTAGCAGGTTATGATGACATACATCCCTATTTCAATTACCATCAGCCACAGGCCAGCAGCAAAGATCCTGTGATTTCAGTAGGCGGCCTAAGTGAACCGTTTACAGACTGGGTCGAAGAAAAAAATTACAACAACGGTGTATTAGTAAGATATCAAAGTAATTTTTATCGTGCGTTGAAAACACATCGCAGCACCAATGACTTTGATCGAGCCCAATGGCAGAAATTAAGAGACGTCCCTAAAGTAGGTGCAGTTGAAGCACTGAGAAGACGAATATTTAATACTATCACAGTTCGGCAGATGAGCTACGGCACATTGCTGACCAGCATACAACAAGTGGTGGATCTGTTGTTGGGTTATGACAGCTATCTTAAAACACAGGGTATCGTATTCAATAACTATGATCCTCAGAATGCTACCAGTCAGGATTGGTTAAGTGCTACCAAAGAATTCATGTTTTGGACCAAACACAATTGGGAACCTGGCGCAATTATAGCTCTAAGCCCTTCGGCGCAAAAATTAGAAATTACTGTGCCTGTGGGGACACCGGATAATCTCTTAGACGGATTCTATGACTATCAGATACTTAAAGGCGATGGCACAGTATTGGCTCCTAGATTTATTAATGTTAATAGAAGTTTTCAGAAATTTAAATTAGAGACAACAAATACCACCGACGGTATATATTACGCACGGTTACATTATGTTATCAAAGAGCATGTGACTGTATTTGATGATCGTACAGTGTTTAATGATATTATCTATGACAAGACCACAGGATATCGGCAAGGACGCATAAAAATGCAGGCCTTCCGTACAGTGGATTGGGACGGAGACTACACCAGTCCAGGATTTTTATTCGACAATGTTGATATACAAGTTTGGCAACCTTTCAAAGATTACAAACTGGGAGACATTGTATCTTACAAGTCATACAATTGGACCAGCTTAGTTAATCAACTAGGTTCAGAAAACTTCATCGATGCAACCTGGGCTAAATTAGATTCCACCCCTGTTAAGCAGCTGGTATCTAATTTTGATTACAAAATAAATCAGTTCAGTGATTACTTTGAAACTACATCGCAAGGTATAAATCAAAGTCAACGTGAACTTGCTAGGCATGCCATAGGATATCAACAGCGAGATTACCTGCAAAATCTAGCAGAAGATTCTGTGAGTCAATTTCAACTATATCAAGGATTTATCAGAGAAAAAGGCACAGCAAACAGCATAACTAAGATATTTGATAAACTGAGTAGATCTTCAGCAGGCAGTGTTACTTTAAATGAAGAATGGGCATTTAGGCTAGGACAGATTGGCGGCACGGATCAGTTTACAGAAGTTGAAATACAGTTGGAAAAAACTAAATTTAAACTGAATCCTCAGCTGCACATTTCTAATCTTTCAGTGAATTCCCAAGTTGTAGATTCGTTCTATCGTATTACCGCCAACGATTTCACTATCGCTCCTGTGCCCTACACAGTGGATTTTTTACCTACTACGACACAGACTGAGCCGGTGCTCACTGCTGGTTACGTAAGTGCCGGCCAGTATCAACATGTTATTCGAACTTTGAATGATTTAACTACTTTGGCCATCGACACAGTCAATGAAGCTGATCATATCTGGGTGACGTTCTATCAAGATTCGTGGCAAGTTCTACGAGTAAATGAATCGGCGCTGCTTTACGTAGTGTCGGTAGCTAGACCAGATGATACCACGGTGATACTAACACTCAATCGTCCACATGCTATAGCAGTTGATGACTACATAGGCATTCGTGAAATTGCAAATCTGCAAGGATTTTTCAAGATCACTGCGGTGACAAACACAACTATAACAATCACAGTAAACGCAGATATAGATGATCCTGAGATAGACACTAGCACCACAGCTAATTTACAGTTGTTAACTCCATCAAGATTTTTTGATTATTCTAGTATAGATCAACGGTCTGCAGCACTACTAAAAAATAAATCTTTGGTCTTTGTTGATAACAATAGAAATGATCAATGGGAAGTTATTGAAAAGAATAAAACTTATTCAGCAAAAAATATAGACGGTGCTGGTATATCTAATCCGTTAGGGTTAGGCACTAAGGTTATATATGACAATACTAATAAGCACACAATTGTTGCCATACCTCAGTCGGGTTTTGTAAATGTGTATGTAGAAACAGATACTGGTCTTTCGTTAAAACAAATCATAGCACCGCCGGTGGGCTTCTTTGAAACAGCATTGGGATCGTTCGGCGAAAAGATGGCAGTTAGTCCGGACGGCAAATACCTTGTAATAGGTGCTCCTACAGCCAGCGGAGTGACCAGTAGATATCGAGGTGAGTGGGCTGTGGATGTGTTTTATGCACAGGACGATATTGTATTATATGGCGGTAGATTGTATAGAGCTTTGAACGCCAACACAGCGGCTACTGATGGCAGTTCAGAAATAGCTATAAATTCAGATGACTGGATTCCGCATACTACAGTTATCCCTGCACAGACATCAGCAGGAAATTTTGGATACTATCAGCAGGGCATGGTTGCTATCTATGAATTTGTCAACGGAAGATATATTAATATCACAGCATTTGTGTCTCCGAGACCCGCTGACAATGAAAAATTTGGTTCTGAAATTGTCATCGGCGTAAACGGATCTGAATATTATTTGGCAGTATCTGCTGTGGGATCTTATAACAACACAGGCAGAGTATATCTTATCAAGCGCACAGGAACAGAGTGGACACATATGGAAAACCCTTTGTATAAAGGCATATACAATCCATCTGATTCCTATAAGCAAGATGATATAGTATGGCAAGCAGCACAAGATCCCATCTTAGAAACAGCACGTGGCAATTTATGGCAGAGTCTAGACGGCTCAACATCGGATGGCAGCACCATCACTCTTGATTCACAGAATTGGCTCAAAGTCAGCGATATATCAACACACTGCTCTTTACCAACAAACATCTCTGTGGAAGATGATGGTTCCACACAGGAGTTTACAACCACAGGACTTTTAACTAAAACACAAAAAGCAGAACTAATCAAGCAAGGTGATCAGTTTGGGTTTTCCATGGCCATGAGCGGTGATGGCAATATTTTAGTTATAGGTTCTCCAAACAGTGACGGACAATATTTTGCAAACTATCGAGGACTATGGAGACCAGACGTTGAATATGTTGAAGGAGAGACTGTGAGATTTCAGGGATCGCCTGGCACAGCATATCAATATTATCAATTAGGAGACGAATTTGTAGTTATAGATAGTAGCACAGACAGCACATATCGCAGCTTTAATGAAGATCCATCTGCTGGTGAAAATTGGCATCAGGTAGGAGACAGCACCACTACACCTAGTGGTAAGATTTTTGTATATAAAAAAACTGCATACGATTCTTATGAATTTGTTCAAATGATCAATGCCGGCACACTGTCATCGTTCACTGATATAGATTCTGGGTTGGTGATTAGTACCGGAGACCAGTTCGGGTTTGCCATGGATTTAGATGCCAACGGAAATACACTAGTGGTTTCTAGTCCTAGATCAGATGTAAATTATCAAGATCAGGGCGCAGTATATGTGTTAGAATTAGATCAATCAACAACTGAATTCCGGGTGAAACAGCGTTTACAAAGTTATGAAATCTATGCTGATGAATATTTTGGTTTTGCTGTATCGGTGAGTCCAGACAGCTCTAAAATAGCAGTCGGTGCTAGAAATACAAAAACACCTTTCCCTATCAATTTTGATCTACTAGAAGGCACAACATTTGATAATGTAAGAACACGATTTTATATTGAGCAAGGATTTACTGGCGGTGTATATGTATTCGACAACAAAGATCAAATATTCTTTCTTACAGAAAAACTGGACAGCGATTTACAAGCAGACGAATCATTTGGACACAGTATAGACTGTGTGGGTACAACCATACTAGTAGGTTCACCATATTATAAAAACACATCTACCAAAGCGTATCAAGGCATAGCACGTCTGTTCACAGCCAGTGCAGATGCAAGTTGGGCTGTGCTTACAAATCAACAACCATTGGTGGATTTGAGAAAAATTAAAAAAATTGAACTCTATGACAATGTAAACAATGTGAAAATACAAGACATAGATTTCATAGACGCCGCCAGAGGAAAAATTCTCAATATCGCAGAACAAGAAATCAAGTATAAAACACCATACGATCCTGCGGTGTATTCCATCGGCACAGCTGAAGTGGTAGTGGATACAACTATAAACTGGTTAGAAAAAAATGTAGGAAAATTATGGTGGAATACCAGCACTGCAAAATTTCAATATGCAGAACAAAAAGATTCTGCTTATAAAACAGGAAACTGGAATCAACAGGTGTTGGGTTCAAGCATAGACGTGTATGAATGGGTTGAGACAGTGTTGTTACCTAATGAATGGGCAGCGTTGGCAGACACTAATGCAGGGCTTGTTCAAGGAGTCAGCGGCCAACCGTTATATCCCAACAATGATGTTTACAGTGTGAAATTTTTCTTTAGCCCGACCACTGGACTGATCTCAGAAACATTATACTATTACTGGGTTAGAAGCAAAGCTGTGACTCCTAGCAACATGCCAGACAGAACAAAATCAGCTGCTGATGTAGCTGGATTGATTTCAAATCCAGCAGGGTCAAATCTAGCTTTTGTTGCATTAATAGAATCTAATAAATTTCTCACATATAATTTTAAAACAATTATGCAGTCTGATACAGCGTTGTTAAATCTGCAAATTAACAACAGTCTGGAATCACTGAGACCAATTCACAACGAATACCAACTGCTTACAGAAGGAGTGGCTGATAATTTACCATCGGCGAAATTAGAAAACAAATGGATTGACAGTCTTGTTGGTTCGGATATAGCAGGAAATAAAATTCCTGATATCGATCTTCCAGCCAAACAAAAATACGGTATACAATATAGACCTCGACAGACCATGTTTGTCGATAGATTGTTAGCATTGCAAATCGTTATAGAATATATCAATGATATATTACTAAATGAAACTTTTGCAGAAATCATAGAATATACTAATTTAAATAAAGTTGATACAGTTCCTAGTGATAAATTGAATCTTTATGATATCGCAGTAGACACTGAAATAGATCTACAGACAGTGGGAACAACCAATACCAAACGTGCTGTATTGCGTGGTAATTTGATCAACGGTGAATTAGACACAATAGATATAATAGATCCGGGATACGGATACAAGCCTAAAGAATTGTTTGATCAAGAACAACCTGGAATTTATATTGGTCCTCCAATAATCATCACCGGTGATGGATTGAATGCCACAGCAGTGTGTCACATCGACGGACAAGGCAGAGTGATAGCCGTGGTGGTTACGAATCGCGGTAAGAAATATAGTGTGATCAAAGTTGATATCAGATATTTTTCCGTACTAGTAAACAATGATGCAACTTTGAATAATTTCTGGAGTATATATTCTTGGGACGATTCACGTAAGACATATTTCCGTAGTAGATCACAGGCCTACGATACCACCAAGTATTGGAACAAAGTAGATTGGTCTAGACCAGGATATAGTGATAATCTACGTGTGGTTAAAGAATATTCCAACATTTATGAAGTCATAGATAGCATTGTAATGCTTGGTGACATAATCAAGGTCAAAGAATATGCTGCAGGCGGCTGGGCAAAATTCCAAAAAACTCAAGAAATAGGTCAAACATTTTTAGACAAATATCTACTAGTTGGTAGACAAAACGGTACAATACAAATAAATTCCTCATTGTATAACACTGGTGTAACCGGAGTCGGGTTCGATAATACACAACCATTCGACACTACAACCTATGACATTGAAAATTCGCAAGAACTTAGAAATATTTTTGCAGCAGTAAAAGAAAATATTTTTGTAGGAGATTATGCGGTAGAATGGAATAAACTATTCTTTGCCTCTATTAGACACGTTCTCAGCGAGCAACAATATGTTGATTGGGTTTTCAAGACCAGTTTTCTTAACGCCACACATAATATTGGCACACTAGCAAGCCCGTCAAATTACAAAAATGATAATCTATCAAGTTATCAAGAATACATCAACGAAGTTAAACCATTTAGAACCACAGTTAGAGAGTATATCAGCCGTTATGACCAACCAGAAACATATGCATCGTCGGCGGTTGATTTTGATCTTCCGCCGTCATATTCAATCTTTGACGGCCGTGCTAATCCTGTTAATGCATCATCAACAGAAATATCACAGTATCCGTGGAAATGGTGGGCAGATAATAAAGGCTACGCAGTCACAGCTATAGAGATATATCAGCAGGGCACAGAATACTTAACTCCACCCAGGGTGTTGATAGAAGGAGATGGAATTGGTGCCACCGCTAGAGCATTTATCTCAAATGGTAGAGTGTCAGGTATACAGATGTTAACTCAAGGTTCGGGATATCTTAAAGCTCCAACAGTGACATTAGTAGGAGGAAATTCATCTACTGCGGTGCAGGCCAAGGCCACTGCAATCATAGGAAATTCTCAAGTGCGTATGTTTGATGTCGCTTTGAAATTTGATAGACTTTCGGTCAACGGCATTTATGAAAATTTTTCGCAGACACAGACATTCATTGCCGGCGGTAGTAGTGCTGTATTCTTTTTAAATTATGCACCAACTAATGATAAAACTCGAATCAAGGTAACTAGAAAAATATCTGCCACACAAAAAACACAGGTTGTGTTGGCTAGTGACTATCAGATATCTCTGTATTATCAAACCACAGGCGGTTATAATTTACTTCGTGGAAAACTGATATTTAATACTGCCCCAACTATAAATGATGAAATCACAGTGATCTACGACAAGAACATTTTGTTATTAGATGCTGTGAACAGAATAGAACAGTCTTACAATCCAAAAACAGGCATGATAGGCAAGGAACTAAACCAACTCATGACTGGTATTGACTTTGGTGGCGTGAGAATACAAGGCACTACATTCGATGTCACCGGTGGTTGGGATGCCTTGCCTTGGTTCACCGACAGTTGGGATTCAGTAGAGCTCAGTTCAGATTATTACCATGTAGCGGACGGCAGCACCATATCAGTGACGTTACCATATATACCAGCAGCTGGCCAGCGAATCAACATATACATCAAACGTAAAAACACAAACATCACTGTGCGTGTGGATGATGAAAATTATTCATCGGCACAAGATTCTAGCACAGGTGTTAATCCTGCAGCAGAAATGCCAACGTTTGTAGGTGATGGTATAAACGCTGTGGTATTAATAGGGCCGTATCTCAACACTCAAGATGGCGATATTCTCATTTTCCGTCCTATAGACAGTGATGGATCTGTGGTAATTACAGATGATAACATATTAGATACTAAACTCAGCGGAGGATCGTTGTCAGCCATTAGTTCCGCTTATGCCACAGCCACAGGCACAACTGCAGAAGAAATTGCTATTACAGGTGGAAAGTTCATCGATAAAGATAACGTCCCGGCACCTGAAGAAAATATACCAGGACAGGTGATAGACAGTGTTTCAATAAAAGTATATAACAACAAAACATCAGGAGCAGCTGCGTTACAATCAAAGATCACTATTTCCAATGGTCAAGACAAGGTGTTTGCTATAGGTCAGACAGTTTTAGAAAACTCCTCAGTGTTTGTTTATGTTGATAACACTGCAAAAGAGTTGAATCAACACTACACCATAGACCGTGCCGCTTCGAATGTGAATTTTACTTCAGCACCGGCAATAGGTGAACTAGTGGAAATATTAAGTATAGGTATTGGCGGTCTTGGTATATTAGATTATCAAAGTTATATAGCAGATGGCACCACTGGATTATTTCTTACTAATGCAGGCTATGATGTTACTAGTGGTGTATTTGTTACATTAAATGGATCTCGAGTTGATGTAGGATTCCGCAACAGCACAGATATTATAGATGCTGTGGGAAAAACTTTAGTTGAATTTGCAATAAAGCCTCAGGCAGGTGATGTGATTAAAATAGCATGTCTATCAGCATCGTTGGATGTGGATTCACTGGGACTGTCTCTAGTAAATGTAAATACCCAAACATTTTATTACGAAGGTAGCACACGCAGTTTTGATCTCAACGGATTCAGTGAGTTAGCTAGAGGATCGGCTCTAAGTTCTGCTATTGTGGAAGTTAACGGGCAATTGCTTAACGGTCCAGACACCAATTATGTAACTTATGACGGCACCAACAACCAGTTCATACTTGGAGTAGATCCGTTTGAATCAGGAGGCAGCATATTACCTTCTAATCTAAAAGTTTACATCAATGATGCTCTCAGCACATTTGTGATTGATTATACATTCAACGGTCCTACCAAGGAATTGATCATCAAACCAGAAAAGCTATCAGTGGGCGATAAAATCAAAATTGAAAACGATTTAAATGCACAGTATTTTATACAAGGAAATAATGTAATTATTGACAGTGGATTTGATTTTGGATTTCCTGGAGATTCTACAATATCCGATTCAACATACCCTGCAATCAATGTTACTTGGTTTGGTGAATATCCTTCCATGGATATTATTCAAGATGAAACCAAAGGCGGTAAATTAAATTATCAATTAGCTAGATCTCCTATCTCGGCCAGTTATGTATGGGTATACTTAAACGGTACCAGACTTCAACAAGAAAAGGATTACTTTGTGAGCCTGCCAAGAGCAGTGGTATACCTTAATGTCACAACCACCCTTGATGATACTGTCAAAATAATTACTTTTGGGAATGATATTTTCAAATTGCCGTCAGCGTACGAAATTCACAAAGACATGTTAAATGTGTATCACTTTAACAGATTTTCAAAAGCATCATGTAAACTAGCAAAGCCTTTGAGATATTTTGATACAACCATAGAAGTATCAGATGCTAGTTTGTTAGGGCAGCCGATCATGTCTAGAAATTTACCAGGAACTATATTCATTGAGGGAGAACGCATTGAATACATGCTGAAGACAGATAATGTGCTTGGACAGCTGCGCAGAGGAGTGCAAGGAACATCGATTGCAGAAACGTATGCTACAAACACTGTGGTTGCTGACGTGAGTTACAGTGAAACAATTCCTTACAATGAAACACAACAGCGGATTGATTTTACCAGCGACGGTAGCACACTACTGATCGGACCATTGGATTTTACTCCTGTAAAAGGCTCACGAAGCGGTATCTGGTATAGAAAATCTATTCCTCTAACTTACGGTCCGTGCGATCAACTTGAAGTTTTTGCAGCAGGCCGTAGATTGAAAAAAGATCCACAGGATGTATACACCGAAATTAATGGAGCGGCAAGTCCTGACGCAGATCAAACACAAGAAGCTGAGTTTAGTGTGGACGGTGTTTCACAGCAAATTAGATTAACCGCTGCGTTACCTGCTGGAACTAGGGTCACTGTGCTTAGACGACTAGGACAAACTTGGTATACAAGGGGTGATACCACAGCAGCAGATGGGGTGAGTCTAATAGACAGCGTAACGCCTGTGGCTAGATTCATTGTGGAAAAGACCACTGACATCCCTGAATAAATACATGATGGAACAAAAAGAGATAAAAATGCCTAAAAATCAAGATCAATCAGCTCAAAATACACAATCCCGACCCAACGAAACGGGCGGATTTAATTTTGAAGGTCATATCAAGATTCACGATCCTGAGACCAAAGAAATTTTTGTAGACAAACGCAATGCTATTCACTATGAAAACATGAGTGTGGCCATGGTCAACAGTCTTAGTAATCAAGGATACGGCACAGTATATCAGATGATTTTTGGCACAGGCGGAACCACAGTTGACCCCACAGGTCTTATCACTTATCTTACACCCAATACTGTTGGTGTTAATTCTAGCCTCTACAATCAAACCTACCAAAAAGTAGTGGATCAAAATGCTATTGAAAATCAAGATCCTGTAAGAAATAAAATGGAAATTAGACATATCAGCGGAGCGACTTATAGTGATATTGTGATCAGCTGCTTGTTAGATTATGGAGAACCATTAGAACAAGAAGCATTTGACAACAGCGTTGACATGAATGGTGAATTTGTGTTTGATGAATTGGGATTAAAAAGCATCGGCCAAAACGGCGCTGAGGGAAAACTATTAACACACGTGGTGTTTCACCCTGTGCAGAAAAGTCTTAACAGACTGTTACAGATTGACTACACTATCCGTGTGCAGAGTTTAACCGGATTCACTGAGATATAATCATGCCATATATTGTTAATTTCACAGACAAAGAAAATAAAAGCCCAATCACGGTGTTTGATAATACATCCAGCACAGATACCAGTTTGAAATTTCCTGGAAGAAATGTCACAGGATACGGTCAGATTATCGCAGAGAATTTTTTATCACTACTAGAAAATTTTGCATCTACTAACCAACCAGTTAACCCTGTAGAGGGACAGCTTTGGTATGATAGCACAAGTGGAACACAAACCCTAAAAATATGGGATAATACTGCATGGAAGGCAGCATCCGGAATACAAAAAGGAGTTAGTCAACCTTCGGTAGAAACCAGCAAAGTGGGGGAGTTATGGGTAGACACTACCAATCAACAGCTGCGAATATTCACCGGCACACGTTGGATATTAGTTGGCCCAGTTGAAAGTTCAGTCGGCGGTTTGAGATATGGACCAGTCATAGAAAAAATATCAGATTCCGATAACTTAGATAAATTTATTCTAACATTTTATATTGCAGACATCCCTGTAATTATTTTTAGTAAAGACAGTTTTACACCAAAGACTCTGATCACTGGATTTGATCTGATAAAATCAGGTATCAACATCAGTGCTCCTACAACTTCAGGTGAAATTGCAAATTTTTTAGGGGGATTTTTACCTGTTTTGAATGGCACCGCAAGAAATGCTCAAGCATTATTGGTAGGCGGAGTAGAAAAAGCTGCAGGAACATTTCTTAGATCAGATACCATCAATACCACTAATTTTGAAATAAAGATCAAAAACAACAACGGTATGTCTATAGGCGCTGATGAGACATTTAAGTTATCAGCTACAACAACATCTAGTAACATCTATAATTCTGCTGCAGGCAGTTCTATTGATCTACAGACAAACCGAAACGGTATCCCAGCAACAGTTTTAAGAATTGTTGACAACAAAGTCGGTATAAATCAAAGTAACCCATTAGAAGCGTTAGACATTCAAGGCAATGCAAAAATCACAGGTTCTTTTATTACTACCAGTAGCTTAGCCAGCACCAATTTGAATAATGGTAGCATTGTCACTCAAGGTGGAATTGCAGTTGCAAAAAATATAATTGTTGGTGACGGCATTGACGTTACCGGCGTCCTACAGACCGCGTTTATATTACCAAAAATCACAAACACATATGATATAGGCACTGCAACAAGACGCTATAACAACATACGTGCCAAAACAATCATTGCAGATACCATACAGGGAGTTCTTGAGGGCAACATCAGTGGCAACGCCAATACTGCTACATCTCTCAGCACAATTACTAGTTTTCAATTAGCAGGAGATGTGATTTCACCGGCTGTGCAATTTGACGGGCAGGTAGGAAGTTCTACAAAAATTCTTAATGCCACACTCACAGCAAATATTATTGCAGGTAAAGAAACCCCAGTTCCTAATCGTGGCAAAAAAGGCGATTTTGTTTTAACCTACAGGCCCAGTGAAAGCACTCTAGCTAGTTCTGGTCTTCTTAAACAAACTAGAGAAGTATTTCTTGGTGATCTAGCAGTTCCGATAGGAGCTATTTTTCCGTATGCGGGTATCACTGCTCCTGATGGTTACTTGTTCTGTGACGGCTCGGAAATTGAAAGGGTAAAGTATACAGATCTGTATGATGTGATCGGCACTACATATAATGGAGCCACAGCATTGCTGGGAGTGAACACATTTAGATTACCTGATCTCAGAGGTAGATTTGCACTTGGTAAGGATAACATGGATAATGCAGGCACCGTTCCGACTATTACGGGTCCTTATGTAGATGCCGGTGGCGGTGTTGCAGGCCGGGTTCCAGACGTGCAGGCCACAATACTTGGAGGCTCAGCAGGACAAAGTTCCGTAGCGTTGACATTACCAAACCTACCAGAACACAGCCATACTTTATCAACTGCCACTCAAGACTATTCTGCAGTTGCACTTACAACAACACTTGATCCGTTGGCTACCTCTGGGCTTGGCCCAACAGCTCCGGGACAGGCACAATATCTCAAAGACAGCGGCGGCGTGAAAAAGGCAGTAGGAGTAACACTAGCAACACCAGTAGGTTTAATGAATCCTTTCTTGGCAATGAACTATATTATAAGATCTGGACCACCAGCTTTCTAACAGAGTAAAACATGGCATATCAAATAAACAAAACTGACGGCACAATTGTAGCAACTGTAGCAGACGGCCAGGTCGACGACCTTTCCACTGATATCACTCTTATAGGAAAGAATTTCAGCGGATTTGGCGAAGCGTTTAATGAGAATCTTATAAAATTACTAGAGCATTTTTCTGGTAACACGGCTCCTAGGCG